CCAGAGCACGCCGAATACGTCGTTTGCGGATGCAGTGCCGAAGTCATCGAGCACGTCGGGCTCAACGAGAGTAACATCGCGGCCAAAGAACTTGCCGGCGTTGTTGCTGTCGGTGAGAGTGAGATCGGTAGCCTCGCGGAAGAGAGGTCTGCCGTTGCCGTCCTGCATAGTGAGGAGGTAGCTCTCAACGGTGGAAGCAGTGAAAATGAACTCGCCCTGGCCTCTCTTGGAGAGGGGAATGAGGGAGAACAGTCTCTTGCGCCACTGTGTCCAGTCAGCCAGCTGAGCAGCGGTGAAGGTGACTACATTGGTCACTCTTGCGTCGTTGAGGATACCCAGCATCTGACCGTTGCCGGTGCCGCTGATGATGCCCTTGTCCATTGCCTCGAGGTATGCCTCGGTCATGATGCGTACTACCTCAGCCTCGAACAGGTCGAGTGCTACGATAGAGCTGAGCAGGGACTGGGACACGCGGATCTCGCCGATGTTGTAGGAGAACTCTACGTACTCGTTGACGGTACCTGCCTGCTGACGAGGAGATACGGTGCTCTCGTTTACCCACTTGAAGGATGCCTTGAGATCGCTGATAGGGTACTTCACGCCGCCCTTGACGTTCATCTTGCGGACCTTTGCATAGAGCTGGCCGTACACCTTCTGAACGTTCTTGATGATCTCGCTCATCACAGTGGTAGGTATGAGTGCGCCCAGGTCGTCGGTAGTGGTCACGTTGTCGCCGCTGCGGAGCTCAGCAGGGATAGGTGTGCCTCTCTGCACGTAGTCCTTCCACGCCTTGCGGTATTCCATGGATGCGAGCACGTCGCCTCTCTTGGTCTCGGGTGCGATATATGTGCCTGTAGTCTTTGCAGGCTCGAATGCAGGAGCGGGAACTGCTGCCCTCTCCTCGGCGTCGAGAGCCGCGATCTCTGCACGGATGTCCTCCATGTCTTCGCCGATCTCTCTGAGCTTCTCAGTGATGGATCTCACCTCGTTGATGTCCTCGGATGCGTCAGAGCGCTTCACGAGGTCTGCCTTCTTGGTCTCCAGCCTCTGGAGCCTTGCCTCAAGTATTGCCTTGCGTCCCATAGTGTGGACCTCCTTGTTAGTTTATGGCGTATATGTGATTCTTGGCTTTCGCCAGCTCGAGCTCAGTGTCCACCGAGCTCCTCCTCGCAGTCTCCACCGCGATGCGTGCATTGTCCAACGCACTTATATCCTCCGACGTCGCCGCATTGCGCGATGCAGCCACGCCGATAGATGTCTCGTCATATGCCGGGAACGTCACCGCGCTGACCTCCACCACCGTGGATATATCAGTGATATGACGTGTGGGATGATCGCTGTCTAAGTCCTCCCACTTCTCCCCGCGCACCCCGAACATGAAGCTCATGCCCGTGATGTCGCCTCTCTCGATCGCAGAATACAGGCTCCGTGCGTCCGTGTTGTTGTCTGTGTCCAGTACCACCCGGATGCTCAGTCCCTCATCGTCTACGGTCAGTCTCATGGTCGAGTTTTTGGTGTTCTTGCGCGACCTTGCAAGAGGTATCTTCGTCAGGTCGTGGTTGACCATGAAGCGTACGTCCGTCAGGTCTGTCTTGTCAAGAGCGCCCTTGTCGATGATCTCCGCGAACATGCCGCCGATGTCGGTCTTGCTCTCGTACACGATCGGCCGCCCTACGATCTCCTGTCCACGCTCGGTCTTCTCCGCACGCATCTCAAAGTCATAACTGCGCTTGTACATCTCACTCATCATTATCATCTCCTGTTGTATCTGTGTCATCGTTGTTCATTGCGTTGTTCTTGTTGGACGATACCGCCAGCTGGCCCGCCAGCTCCTCAAGAGGATACAGGCCGAAGGCCGTGCGGAGCTCGTTCTTGTAACATGCCGCGCTGTCCGTCAGGATCTTGAACAGCTCCAGCTTCTGCGAGCTTGTCATGAATATGAGCTCGTGAGGGTAGAACTTGATCTCGTTGCCGAAGGCTCTCTCACGCTCCGTAAAGAGCACGTCGGTGAACGCCTGCGATATGTTGATTATCAGCGGCTCAAGACAGCCCTGATACCATGCCTCGTATGTCTCCTTGGAGAAGTCACCGCCCAGCACCGTGACCGGTACCCTGAAATGGCGGAGGATCTTCTGATCGATGAACTTGAGCGTGTCATCGTCCACCAGCTGGACCTTGTTCTGGAGCGGTATGAACTCGCCCTTGAGGTCCATCGGCAGGAAGCCGCTCTCGTTGTTGGCTAAGTGCTGCTCGAGCGTCTTTATTGCCTCATCCATGGCGCCGTTATCGAGCAGCGTATTGTACTTGATGATGCCGTTGATCGAGAAGGACGTCTTGAGCGCCTTGCCCACGCCCTTGAGGAGCGTGTCATTGAGCTCCAGTGTCTTGAGCAGTGCCGCATTATCGGGCTGACCGTACTCGTTGCCGCCCATGTACTCGTTGACCGAATACCTGTACTTGAGATGGATCACGTCGGAGTATCGGAGCGTAGTCTCGTACCCGTTCGAGAACGTGAACTTGATGAAGAGCCTGTCCGATGCATCCTGTAGGAAGTCCACCTGTGACGGCTGTATGGGATACAGCCCCGTGTAGTCCTTGTATTCCGTGCCGTCCGTCCTCGTCTTGAGCTCGTAGGTGGGCACGATGAATGCGTTATAGTTGAGGAACAGCTGCCAGAACGTCTTCTCCAGGAAGTCCGATGTCGTCATCCTCTCGTTAGGCCGTCGGAGCACCCTGTCCAGTCCGTCATTGATGGGTATGTAGTCCGTGTTCATATATCGGATGTGTTTCGGCGTCAGCTTCTTGAGCTCCATCACGATGCAGGATATCGCCTGCTGTACCACATCCGACGCGTAGATGTTCTGCCCGAACTGCGAGTACACCGGAGAGTAGCCGCTGAGCATGGCAGCGTATCGCTTGTTCTCGCGGTCTTTCTTATGCTTGTTGATCAGATCCATTATTCCCATCGTCATCACCCGTACTGCGACACTATGTCGCTCCTGTATCGTCGGTAGACCTCATACAGCATGATGAGCGTCACCGCACCGTCTATCCTCTTGGTATGCTGTGTCTTGTTTTTAACGGGCTGTATATTGCCCACTCCGTCCACCTGACAGCAGCAGTTGGCCAGACACCACTTGTCCACCGCATTACCGCCGTAGTTGACCGCCCTGCTCTTGAGCTCTGCCTCTGTCAGCTTCATGGCGTTTGAGAGCGCCCGACCCTGTGCCAGCATCTCGGTATCCATGCCGTAAGCGTCACACCTCTCCAGGAAGGTCTTGGCGTATCGCTGGTCGTACCCGATCTTGTACGGCCTCAAGCCGTAGGACTTGCACGTCTCGAAGATCCAGTCAGCCACCCTTGATATGTCTATCTCGTTGCCTTCGTGTATCTGGATGAGCCCGTCACGCGCCCACTTGGCATACTCCGCGCCCGAGGCCTTGTCCGCGCTCTCCTCCAGCTTGCTTTCCGGGATGAAGTACATCGTCAGGACGTATTTTGTCCTGTCCTCCGCCCTCATGAGCATCAGCTTGGCGTTCGCAAGGTCGGTCGTTGCCGCCAGATCCACCGCACCGATGACCAGCGCCCCTCGGAACTCGTCCGCCATGAACTCTCTCATCGGGTAGTCGTAGTCCTCCAGCATGAGCCAGCTCTGCGCATTGGACTGAGGGATGTTGAAGTCTTTGGTCAGCAGATGGATGCGCGTTGACTTGTCGTGCTTGGCATCCTCCACGTCCCTCGCCAGCTTGTCGATCTTCTTGACGCCGTAGGGGAGCGACGGATTTGATTTTGCCCAGCTCTTGGGATCGCTCCACACCTCCTGCTCACTGTCCTGCTCATAGAGGAACGCGATGAAGCTGTCATCGTCACGCTCGCCGCTTATGATCTCCTTGGCCTTCTGGATCTTGTGGTCAAGGTAGCATCCACGATTGAAGCCCTGCGTCGTACAATTGAGGAACAGCGGCTCGTCCTTCGAGCTCATCCCTCGCCAGCACGCCTCCGCGATCTCGCTCTGCCCGTTCTCCTCCTGGATGTCGTGGCTCTCGTCGAGATACGTCTTTGAGATATTGAAGCCGTCCTTGTTCTGCGTCTTGCTGGACAACCTGAACACCGTGATGTTCTTCGACCTGTTTCGGAGCTCTGTCAGTGTCTGCCCCGTCAACGCTCTTTTCGGATCAAGCCGCTCTCTCATCCCTGCGACCTCACCCCAAATGAGCCTTGCCTGTCT